GAGTCGGTGAACCAGCCTCGCGCCGCGTTCTGCCCGGCCAGGGCCGCGCGCTTCATCTTCTTCACCGAACCTTCTTTGTCGCCCGCCAGGCTGGCCTTGACACTACCAGCCAGCTCGCTAGCGATGGCCTGCTTGTTGCCCTCGGCTTCGATGGCTGGTTCGAGTACGGGACGCGCCGGTATGCGACGAAGCGGCGAGCCCTTGGTGTGGATGAACAACAACTCGGCGTTGGTGACGTCGGATTGAGCGGCCTTTTCCAGCTTCTGCCTGCGCTTACCAGCGGCGGTGCCCGCCATCTTAAGCAACTGCGTGCTGCGCTCGCGCCTGCCTGCCGCCGGGACGCCAACGTAGGCAGCGAGCCTGGTGATACCCTGCACGCGCTTGGCCAGCGCCACCGCGCCGCTCTTCCTGGCCAGGGTTATCTTAGGGCCGCTGGTGTTCATGCTGCAAACGCCGCCCTGCGCCGTGCCCAAGCCGCTTTGTTACCAGCGGACATATTAGCTAGAACTTTTGAACTTCTCATCAAAGCGCGTTTTGCCTTGCGGTTACCAGGCTCACGGTACCAAGCCGTCACTGTCGCAGACCTTTTTGCGTTTACCTCAGGACGTTGTTGTACCTCCAAGTACATCGCGCGTCCTTCTGGAGTGGCGTACAACTTCTTCATTCTTTTTGAATGCTTAATGCCGAAGTCAGGATTTTCAGCATGGTACTTTTTCAGCGCAGCTGAATCCTTGGCGCGCTCAGATTCCGAAGAAAATCTACGTGTTTGCGCTATGGACAATTTCAAATGTTCGTCTGAATTTTCAAACCTGCGAATCTGCGAATTTGACAGCTTACTGCGAACTTCGGCGGAACGCTGCTTGGCACAATGAGCAGCATAGTTGTCTTTGTTTGAAAATCGACGAATTTGCGCGACACTCAACCTGCTTCGTGTTCGTTTAGAAACCTCAGTTGGTTGGCCACCGCCACGCGTTAAGTTATAGCCGTGCCCATCGTCAACAAAGGTGTTGAACTTTTTAATGTAGTACGTCTCTTTTTCATTTAGACACGCCACTGAACCACGCCAAACTACCTCAGCGGAAAACTCATATTTACGAATGGCGCGATGAAGCGGAAACTGGGAGCCTCTGGCAGCTGCCCTCAGATGACCATTCCAACGACACTGCTCTACAGTAAGTGCATTGTTGTGCTGACCAACGTAGCCTTTACCATTACTGAGATTGCGCAGTAAGTAAATGCACCCAACAGACTTTTCAGCTTTCACACCAGCATTTACCATATGCACATTGGTCCACTTCCAACTACCTTTGCCATGGTGGCTAATTGAACTCCATAAAGCGTTAAGTTCCACTGACCAAACGCAGCTAAAGATTCTAGCGCTTGGTAGCTCACGCTAACATCACCGACACTCTTCGCTGTTTGAATCCCACCAAATAATCCTTGAGCGGCAACAGCGGCACCGGTTGAAGCCGTCGGAGTGAACACCTGTGACTGCACCGGCCAGGTGACGTAGATGACCGCCTCGTCGGGCAGGGTGTAGGTGAATGTGATGGTCAACCCGTCGAGCGCGTAGTCCACGCCGTTCGGCGACTGCATCACGCCGTTAACGGTGCACGTCTGCAGCACCCCACCGGGCGGAGCCGAGCTCAAGGTGTAGATCGTACCCGGAACCGCGCCGTCAGGAATCTCACCGTGGATGATAGTGGCGAGCTGGGCGACCACCTCACTGGCATCACTACGTGCATAAAGTGTTACGTAGTGAGCAACGAAAAGATTCATAGCGACGAGCCATTGCTCCTGCCAGCGAGCGAACTGAAGAGAGGCCCAGGCCAGGTTAACATACAGCTGGATGACCGCCGTCGGCACCGGAGGCGCCTGGTACACGGTGAGCACGACGGTTCCCGTGACTGACGCCGTGGCGTTGTTGTTGACCGTGATGGAGCCGCTGCCCAGGCCGGTGACCACGGTGCCGGGCGGGAAGGCCGACGACTGCAGGAATTGCCCCGCCAGGAACCCGTTGACGCTGGGCACCTGGACGACGTTGCTGCCCTGCGTGGTCGAGCAATTTCCGACGACCGTCGGCAACCCGAAGAACTTGGGGTAGATGGCCAGGAAGTTGTCCAGCGTGTACGGCGGGTTGCAACCGAAGACCAGATTCGTAGCCCCGGCGATGGCGGCGCCCGGCCCCGAGGACCAGAACTCCTGCCCCGCGCCCCAGGCCACGCTGAGCCACGCCTGGAAGTTCGGCCATGTGTTCCACGTGCCCATACCGAGGCTCCTTTCCTACCAGGCTGTTACCCGCCCCAAGGAGGCTGAAAGCCACTCTCAGGGGCACCAAAGTGACCGAAAACAGGGTTTTGAGCCCCTCGGGCCGAGGGTCCATTTGCCTACTTCGCCGCTCCACGCCTGCCGGTCGCCGTCGGCTGGTTGCTGAAGCCCTTGAGCGTCTTCTGCGGCAGCGAGTTGCCGAAAGGCTTGTGCTCCGGCTCTTCTTCCGTAGCTGGCACGGTCACCGGCGCCTCTTCGACCGTGATCGGCGCGGCCTTGTGGCGGCGCGTGGGCGGCGGCGTAAGGTCGATGATGGACTTGTCCGTGATACCGGCCTTGTAGGTCTCAGTCTCGCGCACCCAGTCCGGCACGCGAGCGTCCGTCGTGCCCGCCGCGCTGACCGTGCCGACGTAACGCATGGATTCGCCCTTGGGCGAGGTGTGCAAGAAAATCTTAGCTCTCTTGAAGAATAGTTGCATAGTGATTCCCTCCTTGCAGGGGTTAGTGCCGCGCGGGCCTCTGTGCAACGGGTGCGACTCCAAGCCTGGTGGCAAGGAGCGCCAGGCCAGGGTCCGGCCCGCGCGACTCGGTTAGCGCTGGTATTTCGCGCATAAGAATACCCACGCTCCGGTGGAACGTGGGCTGTGGAAGCTGCGTAAAGTGGTTAGCGCTTCTTGGTACCGTGAGGATGGATCTGGCGCCAATAAACGCTGCGCTCAGCTGTGGTCATCCGCCGCCAGAATGATTTGGTGTTTCTGGATTTCTTAGCGCGAAACTCTTCGGTGCGATGCGACTTCAGGTGCTTCTTCTTGTTTTTTGGCTCGGCGTACCAACTAAGCAGCGACGCTTTGCGGCTCTTCTGAGCCTTCGGCGATAAGTTCGCGACAACGTGACGTGTTCGCACCTCGGGGTCGGCCCAGGCTCGCTTCAGTTTTCTCGTCAAGAGCTTCACGTACTTCGGCGCGCGGTGGGCAGCCAGTGAACGTTTACGCGACGCTTTGTTGCTCCACTGCGCTTTTGCGCCTTCAGACTGTGTCGTTCTAAACTTCGTCGTGCGATGCGCAGCAGCGTTGGCAGCACGCTTGGCCGGGTCTTTAAACCGCCTGCGCTGTCCTCGCCTCATCACGGCGTGCGCCGCAGGGTCTTTGTAACGGTTCTTCTCTACCCTGGACATCTTCGCGCTGAAAGCGGCGCGGTCTTTCTTCGTCATACGTGCGAAGCGACGCTTCTGAGCGGCAGAAGCGTTGGCGCGTGCTTCGAGAGTGTTCAAACTCAGTTTATGAATGGTCCTATTCTTCGCTACTGAAAACCACGCCGCGTGAGTTTGCGACATTCTTTTTCTCGTCGCTCTACCGTGGCGATGGCCAACCATACCATCACCGCCCTTAGTAAGATTGTAACCACCACCAGATGAATCAAGTACGTACGTACACAGCTTTTCAATGTAATACGTTTCTTTTTCGTTCAGCTTCTCAACAGGGCCGCGCCAGAGTATCTCAGCACTGAATCCAAGTGTACAGCCATTGGACTCTCTATGCGCTTTGCGAATAGCACGATGAAGAATGTACTTTGATTTACCACGCAACGCCGTGTTGATGTGTGACGCCCAACGATGATTCTCAGGATCACCAGTCTTGTCTTTGCCGACGTAACCCTTGCCATTCTTTAAATTACGCAGTAAGTAAATGCACCCCAAAACTTTCATTACGATCATCCTTTCGTTTCATCCACAAATAATTTTTAGGGGAAACGTGGCGGATGTTTCCACGCTTATCGCGCTGGATCATGACTCCAACGCTATCCCCTAAATCAAATTATACATCACGCAGGCTACACTTCAGATTCCGTCGGCGTAGACCTGCGTCGTCGTCCTCTTGACCACGATTTGCCCAATGCAGCCCACGAAAGCAGTTTCGTAGCCGACACCTGCCCTGGTGGTTGGGACGGTCATCGCCTTCGTCATCACTTGGGGGATGCGCAAGTAGAGCGACTTCTTGCTGTTCTT